CCTTGGTTAAGGATGATACATCTGTTTGTTCTAATACAAACCAAGCTATGCCAGCAGCGAGGGCTGCTGTAATTACCCTTTTAAACTGTTGTTTAAGTGTTAATCCATTATTACCTGATAAGAGCCTAGCAAACATCGCAGCAGCACCCACAAGCGGGACTAACCAACCTCCATTGAGGAATTCTTTGATTAAAGACTTTTCAGGTTCCATGTAATTAATTTCTACACAAAAAAAGCCACCCGTGCAGGTGGCTTTTTTATTTTATAATTAAAAGTAATTTAAATTAGAAGTTATATGACAATCCTGCTCCAACAATCCATTCTTCGTCTACTTCAAAAGAAGAACCTTCGAAGTTATTGTCATTAAAGGAGACTTTTCCAACAATTGAAATGTCTTCTGTTAAAACGTAATTTGCTTTAACTCCAAGCTCAAGTGAGTCGTATTCTTCTGCAATATTTACAGTCACAAAAGGACTTAAGGTAAGATTTTCGACAGGTGTCTCGAAGTCATATGAAGCTCCAAGCTCTACTCCGAACCAGTCGTTGTTGTCCTCATACCAAACGCCAACAGAAAAATCTGCAATGTAAGTATAATCAGCAGTCAAAGATAGTTCTTCTCTGTCTCCAAAGATAGATTCGGTGTCTTTTAGAGCAGCAGTCAAGCCAATGTTTTGACCGAAAAGATCAACCCCAAGGCTGTAGTTAGCTTCAAAGTCCATCTCGCCACCACCGTCAGTGTCGAAAAGTGATGCACCAAATGAAAGATCTCCCCCTCCCAGAGCGGTAGATAGGGCAAGAGAAGCTCCAATGGAGTCTTCCCTTGTTGCTAGACCCCTGTCAGTGCTAAAGTTTGAAATTGATACTCCACCTTCAACAGATAAATCCGTTGCTACAGTGGTAGCAGAGGCTGCGCTAATAATTGAAGCGCCCAGTAGTGTAAGAATTAGTTTCTTCATAAATTAAATATATATTACAGAATTGTCATGGTCAAGGGAAAATTTATTCCTCTTCAGGAATTTCTGCTGGTGCTTCAACAGAGTCTGCAAACTGAGGGGATGAATCAACCTCTGGAGGTGGTCCAGCCGCAGCCCTTCTAACTTTTTGGCTCAAAACAACAGCGGCTTCAGCTACATTTAAGCCTTGTGCTTTAACTGCAATATCTAGTAGTTGCATTAGAGCATTAAGCTCTTCTTCGGAAAAATCAATAGTTGTCATATATGCAATATTATATATACAAAAATAAAAAAATCAAGCCAATGTGTTAAATTTACCTGTGCCTGTATATCTAAACCCAGCATTTTTAGGATTTAAAAATAAACCAGTGTGGCCCCATTGACCAGTAAGTGTGTCTACTTTCCTGTTATATTCTTGAATATCTTGAGTAAACTCTGAGTATCTCTCACTATCACCGCTAAGAAATTGTCCAGTCAGAATTTCCCTATATTTCACCCATATCCCACTACCTGTTGAAAAATCAGTGTGAATACTATCTCTAATAGGGATGCCGTCAATATATGCCATTACTAGAATCTACACTTAAAAGTATTTATTTTCCGCTAGGGAAATAAAGCTGTCTCTCTAGCCTCCTAAATCTAGCGTCAGAGTGCCAAATTTCATCATTCTTAGGGGTATAAATACCCTTACTTGTTTCTATTGGAATCCCTTTTGTTAAACTCAGAGTAGAAGGCTGATAAATGTTTAAAGGAGTTGTCTTCACGGATGAGTTCGTCGCGCAAGAGATCAGCACGGTCGGCATCACCGCCATTAGCCCTAATGTCTTCAAGCTCCTGAATAATTCTTTTTCTTTCTTCTTCATGATCTTGTTTTAATTGTAAGTAGAAAGTCTTATTTTTTAAAGATAAAAATAACTCAATTGACTTTAAAACAGATTTAATTAAGGAAAGCATTGATGTTTTCTTCTACATACTGTTTTACACTTTTCCAGTCATATTCTCCTATAATTTCCAGTATTTTTGAATTATCGGCTTTTGTGAATTTTTGATATTGACCCTTTAATTCCTTGGGCATTGGGATTTCCTTGATTATAGAATGCGAAGTTGATTTTACGATATCTGCAACGTCTCTAAATGAAATTGGGTCGCCTGTTCCTATATTAAATACTCCAGAGGCATTTGAGTTTAGCATTCTGAAATGCATCTCACAAACATCATCAACAGAAACAAAATCTCTTTTATATTTTTCGCTATTCTCAAAAATTTCAATGTGACCATTTGTTAAAGCCTGTTTGATGAACTTAGATACAGGGCTAGCTTGATTACCTTTTTTGTCTTCTCCTAATCCATAAACATTGAAGTATCTAAACCCTTGGTATGGATAGTTTTGATTCATTAACCAGCAATCAAACATGTATTTACTAAAAGCATATGGGCTAAGTGGTTTGCAAAAATCACTTTCCTTAAAGCTTTTTGATGCGCCATAAACAGATGCACTACTAGCATATTGAAACTTTATTTCATAAAGTTCGCACAATTCATACAGCATCACCGAATATTCAAAATTCTGCTCTAGAATTTTTTTAACATTAGTTTCGGTAGTATCAGGGTTTCCACCAAGATGTATAAGAATATCTTGGTTCATTACATCTGGTAAACCAGAATTACCAAGGGTTATGTCAAATTTAGTAACATCGTAGTTTCTATTAGATAAATAGGCGGCTAAATTGCCGCCTATGAATCCTCCTGCTCCTGTTATTAATACTCTATTCTGTATCACTTTCTTCTTCTGTTTGTTCTTCAGAAGCTTCTGAGTCTTTAGGCTTTTGCGGATATTCCCCTTGAAGTAAACTATCTAAGATAAAAGCCTTGATCACTGACTCATCAAAATCAGATTCATTGATTTTAAGTAGAATTTCATCAAGTTCTTCATCTCCTGTTTCTTTTTCTAACTCAGCTTTTGTGAAAAAGTCAAAATCATCAGAAACAGCAAAAGACTGCACTAGCTCGACAACAAGCTCATCATTTTTAAAGTGTTTATTAATAGAATAAGAAGGACTGCTTAGTGGGGGTTTTTCCTTCTTTTCTCCCTCTGATAGTTCTGATAATTCAACTAACTGCCCTTGTTTTTTATATTCTTTTAAGCACCAAATTTTTTTGGCGTAAAAAGAAGCTTCAGGGAATTTGATATCAGCATCAAAGGATAAACTTTGATATAACTTATCATCTAAAAACGTGACAGTGTAAGGCATTTAAAGACTCTTACACTTATTCTTCCGTTTTTACCTTTTCGTTTTCAGCCTTAGCCTCCTCTACTTTTGAAGTCAATTCTTCAAAAGCGGATTTTTTTTCCTCATCAGACATTTTTTCTACATTTTCTTCGACTTCTTGAATCGCAAGATTATGCATTATGTTGATAGCCTCTGCCAATGTGACGCGAGACACCATCTCTGATGTGAGCATTGCTTTTAGACTTTTTGTCTGTTCTTCTGTCATACTCTAGTCCTTTTCTTTACTGGCATAAATTCTTATGTCAGGCTGATTTGACCCCTTTTCTTTGAAAGAATTTGGGAAGCAGACAATTTTCACATCATTACCTTCTGAATCCTTAATAGATCCGCTGTAGTAAGATTGTTGTTTACCGTCCACTCTCCAAAGCGCACCTAGTTCGCGCTTCTTCCATTCGTCGTTTGTTTTAGTGTTTTCACTCATAATTAAATATTGTTAAATCTTCCTTCGACGCTTTTCCAGAATTCTTCTGCGCCTACAGCAAGATAACGCGCCTTTAGGCTCTTGTAAAGTTTTTTTTGAATTGGATTAGCACTTTTTTTATCGTATCCAATAAGTTGACGAATTTTCTTAGCAGCAGAACCACTCATGCTTTATGATCGTTCTTACTTCCTGCTTTTTCAATAAAAAGTTTGATATTCTTTTCTCCTTTTAAAACACTATCAGAAACAAAAGGGGTTATCTCTGATAATATCTTTTTAGATAGAGCTTCTACTTTTATTTTTTCCTTTAGAATGCTTTTAATTATTTGATTAATATATTTAAAATCAAAAGTTAAATCAATATCATTGTCCTTTAACCTATTTTTTAATCTTTTTAATTTCATCCATAAAAGTCTCCTTAACCCCTTCTCGTCAATCTGCTTGAGTGGGAAGCACTCGTCAACAAGTGAGAGTATATCTGGGTGAATCATTAGATTATCCTTGTCTGAAACGGCTCCTTGAAATCCCATAGCAGACTGACTGTTAGATATATCGCTGGTTAAGAATATTTTGCAGTTTGTGAAGTCTGCCATATCTCCGTTACTCATCTGAAATTTACCGTGCTTAAATATTTGATTAAAAAGCGGGATTGCAGAATTATCAACTTTGTGGAAATCATCTATGATGATCACGCTATTTGGAGATATTAGAACTTTTTCGCATATAGATGTATTGTTGCCCTGAGATGTCGCTATCTTATGTGGAGCAAAGGTATCTGCAAAGTGAACACCACTATAGGAGAGAACACTGACTCCATGTTTTTGCAAAGTATCTTTAAATAAGTCTAAAAAGTAAGATTTACCACTGAATCTTGAGCCGCTTATAACATAGCACTCTGGAGCAGAGAAATTGTCAGTCTTTTTTATACCCAAGCTAGATAAAATAATTTTATCTTTTAGTTTCTGCAAAAGCTCATCTTGACCTACAAGGGATTTGCTGACACAAGAAAAAACTTTCTCGACCATGTCTTGATCGTTTAAAGGGTTTGTCTTCTTTTTAAAGAAGTCTTTTAAATGGCATAGTTTTACCTCTGGAATTAAATCTGAAACACCTTCTGTCCATTTTTCTAGGCTTTCGTTTAATTTTTCTAAAAGTTTTGTGTGGTCTTTTTCAGGGTCTAGAGCCGCAGCCATTGTCTCTTCTTGCTGGCTTTTTATTGATGGCGTAACGTGCCAGAAATTTACTTTAGCCTGTGCTCCGCAGTGATCAATGATATCAATAGCCTTATCTGGGTAGAATTTATTAGGGATGTATTTTTCGCAGTAATCAATTATGTTTTCTAGAAACTCATCGGTATATGTAATGGTATGAAAGTTTTCATAATAAGAAATTATTGTGGGTAAAATTTCTTCCATCTGAAATCTAGATGGCTCTCTAATTATAACGCGCTCAAACCTGCGATCTAAGGCGGTGTCTTTTTTAATTGTGTTTGTATATTCGTTAATCGTTGTGGCTCCTATACAACTTATTGTTCCTCTGGCAAGCTCTGGCTTAAGAATGTTAGAGGCTTCTAGAGAGTTGTTTGTTGCCCCTCCTGCACCAATTAAAGTATGAACCTCATCAATAAACAAAATTAAGTTACTATATTTTTTTGCTTCATTAACAAAGTCTTCTAGTCTTTTCTCAAACTGACCTCTGTATTCTGTCCCAGCAACCATGCTAGATAAGCTCACAGAATAAATTACCTTGTTAGCTATAAGCTCAGGTGCGTCTCCAGCAACAATTTTACAAGCTAACCCCTCTACCAAGGAAGTTTTACCTGTTCCTGCTGGTCCAACCAGAAGCGCATTAGGTTTTTTCTTTCTGCAAAGAATTGTAGCTACTTCATCAATTTTACCGTCGAAATCAACTATCTTGTCGAACTCGTTATTTAACGCTTTTAAATTTAAGTTTTCTGCAAACTGAGAGAGTATCTCATTCTTGTCGAACATGTCAATCCAGTCTTCAGGGGTATCCACTCTCATTGAAGTGGTTACTTTATCTGGGTCAAAGTCTTTAACGACTAGGGAACACTCTGTAACAAACCCTAGAAATATTTCATCCGAAGATTGATCTCCTTTTGGAAAAAGGTTTTTTACAACTTTAGGAGAATGCTCATCATCAAAGAAAACCATTAAGATTACCTCTGGGGGTATGTAATCTAGGTTAAAGTTTTCTATAGAAAACTTCTCAGCTTCTTTTAAGAGTTTTCTAACATCTGTTTTTAGAATCTTTTTTGCATATTTGTTCTTACGCTTTTTACTTAAAACAGCCCTAGACTCTTTTAATAAGTCCTTGGGGTCTACATTTACTTTTTTAAATATAGATGAGCAAGACTGACTTAAGTCACTTAAAAAGCAGTGAAAAAATAGATCTACATCTGCCCCGTTTCTGTATAGAATATTAGAGAGTTCTTTTGTTTTTTCTATGACCCCCTCAATATGCGGTGTTAAAGGTAATTTAGGCACCTTTCACCTCCCTTAACTTCATGTATATATCTGTCTCCACTGGATTTATGTGATCTACAAAAAATGTATCTCTGCTCTTTGAGCCATTTAAAACTATAACTTTGTTTTTTGTTAACTTGTATCCGCTTCTTAAGAAGTTAGATAATCTCTCTTCTCTAGCGTTGTCCATGAAGAGAAAGTTTTTAGTTGCTGTGTTATCACAGATTGAAATCATCATGTATTTGTTACCATTCTGAGATGTCCTAGTAAAGAAATCTTTTACCTCACCTACAACTTGGAAGTTTTGCCTGTCTACAAGATCCTCTACTTGCCTCAAGTCGATCAAAGAAGAAAATCTGTCCTGAAAGCATTCGCGTAGGTTATGTGAATAACTATAACCAAGCAAAGAGCTTTCATATCTCCACTTAGCAAACATTTCATGCTTCCTGTTTTGACTATATATTTTTTTATACTGATCAAATTTAGTTTTAAATGTTTTAAATCTCTTTTCAGACATGATTGGTCTATTGTCATCTCCAAGAGTTTGTTTCTCTATAACTTCTGATATTGCCTTAAGTATGTCGAAACCAAATCTCTCTCCAATCTTTACAAAGTTTCTCTTTTCTCTATCTGTTAGCAGATTAAAAGCTTGAGCCTCTAGGACCATGCGAGTTCTATTTGTTCTCGCATGGTCCATAGTTCCAGCTTGTATAAGAGCCGCAAGCACAGATATGTTGATACCGCACTGTTTAGCTGCCAGAAAAACCTCATACTTATTGTTAAATTCTATGCCTCTAAAGTCTATTAGGCTCTGTATTGATTTTAGGGAGATGCCTTTAATGCTATTCAATCCGTAGCGGATATTATTGTTTTCAATTGTAAAATCAAAATCAGACTTATATAGGCAAGGAGGCAACATTTCCATGCCGAAATCTGGCAACTCTTCGTTTACCCCAGAAATTGTTTGCAAAGGTTCTGGATCAAACTCAGCACACTCAAGAATAGAAAGAAAGAATTCTTGAGGATATTTGTGCTTTAAGTAAACTGTTTTAGCCGCGAGGTCGGCGTAGGCAAAACTGTGTGACTTATTGAAAGAGTAATGTGAGGCGGCGACTAATGAATTCCAGTAGAAGTCTGCTATCTCTTCACTAAGACCTCTAGATTCAGCAGCATTGTAAATTGTATCCTTCCACTTAGGCATTTCATCTACTTTTTTCTTGCCTACAATCCTTCTTAACACCTCTGCCTCTTCAAGCGTTAAGCCGAAAACTTTGTGAGCAATTTGCATTAGTTGCTCTTGATACAGGATCACATTTTTAGACCAAGACAATATCGAGTCTAACTCTGGATTTAGGTTCAACTCAGATGGAAATTCTTTTTGTGTTTTATAAACAGAAACAAATTCAAGTGCTGCGGGGCGAGCTAAAGCAACAACATCAGAAAGCTCATTTATATCTTTTGGTTTTATCTCTCTGCAAACTTTAAAGTTTGTCTCAGCAGAGATCTGAAACAAGCCCATAGGGTGTTTGAAATCTTGCAATATCTCATAGATCATCTCGTTATTGGCATCTATGTCCTCTATGTTTATGCCAACTTTTTCACAAGTTTTGTGAGCGATTGTTAGGGTTCTTAAACCAAGGATGTCGAACTTGACCATGAGGTCTGCAACGTCATTCATGTCATAACCTGTAACTAAATCTCCATCTTTTGTTTTTTGCAGTGGGACAATATTCTCAATGCTTTCTGAGCAAATCGCGATCCCTGATGGGTGAACTCCAGTATTCTTCGGTAAGTTTTCTATTTTTAATGCATTTTTAAATGTCTTCTTGTGATTTTTAACCCACTTTTTGAATTTATCTGCCTCTTCTCTAGCTTGGCTCAGAGGGAAAACAACCCCATGTAATTTTGGGATCATATCGGAGACTTGGTTAGCCTCATCTTCCTTAGCCTCATCAAAGTATTTTGTTGCCTCTCTGATGCAAAGTTTTGAACTAAAGGTATTGAATGTTAGAATCTTAGCAGTTCTACCTTCATGCTTTCTCTCGATATATTGTATGACCTTATATCGCTGATCATAAGATATATCTGAATCAACATCTGGTAACAAACTACCGACAAGAAACTCTTTACCTCTTTTGTCGGTGACTTTTTTGGCTCTTGATTTAGACACAAATCTCTCAAAGAATAAATCGTGAGGGATTGGGTCAATATTAGTTACTCCGAGCAAATATAAAACAAGAGAGCCAGCAGCAGAGCCACGGCCAGCACCAGTTGGAATATTATTGTCATGACAAAAATTTAAAACGTCCCAGTTGAGTAAGATGTAATCTGTGAACCCAAGTTCTTCAAATGTCTCAAGCTCTTGCTTTGCTCTTTTATAATAGACTTCTTTGTTTTCATATTTTGTAATGCCTTTATCTCTCAATCCCTTTCTAGCAAGCTCATACAAAATATCTTTAGTGGAGCTATCAGGCCCAAGCCCAATTTCCTCTAATTTATTTATGTCAACGATTGTTTTAGGGAGATCTACTCCCGCAGGTTCACAATCATCGTATGGTGTAAAATCTTCAAACATTACAAGTCCATGTGTTTCTTAAGTTTTAAGAAAACTTTATAACACATCTTGATGTCGTATAATGCATCGTGGAGTTTTTCTTCCTCAAAATCTATATCAAAAAACTTTAATAGCTGATTTTGTGACACCTTTGCCTTTAGGGTTCTGTCGTTTATTATTTTATACTGCCAGCTTAACAAATCACCTCTGGGTTTATCTAGCTCTTCCCTATATGCCTTTGCTAAAGCTCTTGTATCATATATTCTTGGCAAATAAGAGTAATCTGGCTCTTGTCCAAGCATCCTTTGTAAATGAGATACCATGTAAACATCAAACCCAAGTAGGTTTTGTCCTACTACAATATATTGTGGATCAAATAAATACTTCTCAAACTTTGACCAAACAGAAATCAGAGATTCTGCTTTAGAGTTGTATTTATCCCAATCAAAGCCCGTTAACTTTCTAACAACCTCTGGTATATTTAACTCTTTATGTTTTATAAACTTATCGTGTGTTTCTAAGACTTTGTTTCCTTGACAAATTATCCAAGATAACTGCCAAGTTTTAGAAGAGTGCAAATTTAAACCCTCTGTCTCTGTATCGAATACTAAATATTTTTGATTACTTGGCAACATTTTCTAAAAAAGATTCATAGCTAAACTCATCAGAACAGAAATCGTTTAGTCTTGGGTTACTATATGTTGGGACTCTGCCCTGTTTCCTGTTGCATATCGCTTTATACATTTGGAAGGCTTCAAAATCCTCTTTATCTCTATAATAAATGCTTTTTGCTTTTTCTGTTTTTACATTCAACTTTTTAAGAGCGTTGCTGATTTGGAAATCAAAAGGATGATTATTAGATTCCTCTATGTAAAAGTGATCATACTTGTCTAGCCAAAGATCACACATGCCAAAATGAAAAATATTGTTGAATACATAAGAGTCATAAAACGGCACTCCAATACTGATGTCATCAAGCTCTCCCTCGCCCAGATCTGACATGTTTAAATATTCTCCTACGCTTGTAAAGCATTTGGTATAAAGGTTTCTAGCAACGGCTACGCCTTTGTTGTTTTTAGGGAAGAAAATTAGCTTACTGGGTTTTTCGGTAATACTTGAATGAACAACAGGCAACTTAACTCCATAGACCATAGGAACTTCTATGTGAAGAAATGCTTTATTTATTACCCTAAAACCATAGAAGTTATCTTCTACTAAAATCATTTTCTTGATATCCCCGCTTTGGGCAATGTCAACTAAATCCTCAACCCTCAGAAGAGATCGTCCTATACTGAAGGTGCTTTTAAATAATGGTATCACTCCTGTATGTTACAGAAGCTCCATTGGTTTGTCAAAGGAAAAAGCAGGGCATCCGTCATATTTGACTTTTTCTATCTTCAAACCCTTTGTCTTTTTTTCTCTGAGATCTTTTTTTAAGTCGGCAGATGCGACTCTCACTCCATCCTTGTCTACTAAAGCGTAAAACTCTCTAGGGAATTTAAAAGGGCAATGCCACATGGGAGTCCCGTCTTTTTTGAGTTGACCAGCATACTCTGCTCTACCACAAACAACTCTACCAGCAAAGCCATCGTCTCTGCCTAAATACCCCTTATCATAAGCTAAATTTTTAGACGCAGCGACTTCATTAAAATTATTAATAATTTGCTGAACTTCTGTCAAAAAATATTCAAAGCCTTCTAGCTCGTCTTCATCCAATGGTTCCATTTCGCAACACCCATCGTTATTGCAATCAAACTTAACGAACAAAAACTCCATCTTTCTTCTCAGGAAATCTGGGTATAAGTGTTTTACCGCCAAACAATACATTAAATTCTGCATATTGTCGGTATATTCCTTGCCAGAAAAGATTTGTTTTGATGTTTTGAAATCTCTAATAAGAGCGGTCTTTTTTCTCTTGAACAAAAAAAGCTTATCAATAAAGCCTAATATGCGATAGTTTTTGCCTTGTTCATTTACAGAAATGTCAAAATCTTTCTCGCTTATAGACTTAGTTGGCTTCCCGTCCTTGTCTCCAAAAAAATCGTAATTAAGACCCTCTACCGTCATTTGGTTTATCAGGTCCATATTCTCAAAATCATCTATATTATGCTTTTTAGCATATGCTTCTATCATCCTTTTGACTGGAGGTGAGGCAAAGGCGTTTTGAGTTTTAATTATGCGGGTATAATGTTTTTTATGCTTAGGATTACCCAAGTTTTCAAAAACAGCGTGACATATCGTTCCACGCAAACTTCCCTCGTTAGCTTTGTCTGGGAGCTTTAAGTGGTATTTGCACCAATACTGCCAAGAACACATTTGTAGCGTCTTTATGCGCGATGCAGAAAGAGGCTTGTTCTCAGAAGTCGTCATAATGAAATGAGTTTTTCTTTAAAAGCTTCGAAAGAGAAGAAGAAAAACTTTTGTTTACACCTCGTTGGTTCATGTCTTTAGCAATCTTTATAACTTTAGACATAGATTCTTGATGTTGTATATTATAGCAATCCGAAGCGTATTTTTCTATTTGATCTTTAGACATTTCCCCAAAATCATTCTCTTCGGGAGGAATAAAGTATATTTTGTCAAAATCAATCGACTCAACCAATTTAAAAATAGATTTAATTGCTCCTTCAAATCCTCTATTGATAGAAGATGTATGGTCGTTATTGAAAGATACAAAAACTTTTTTTATAGGCAATAAAGATAGCCTTGCTATAAATTTTGGAGAAATATTCAAACCAAAAGAAACAAGAACATTTTTTATACCATTGTTGTATAAAGATAAACAGTCTCCTACAGATTCCACAATGTGAACCGCTTCTTTTTCTTCTATAGCTTTTTGAACTTTAGTAATATTGTAATATGGAAAAAACCAACCTGATGACTTCCCCATATGTAGCCACTTTGGTCTATCATCGCTAGTGACTTTTCTGCCAGAAAATCCATGTATCCTACCATCTTTTCTGAAAATTGGGAATATCACCCTTTGATACATTTTACCAGACATGGCCAATCCACACTTAAAGTCCTCAAGAGTTTCCTTGCTGATGCCTTTTTGTAGGTAAAAATCGTGATGCGGCAAAAGCTTTGTCAGAACTTTAGGAGAGTATGTCTTCTCTTCTTTCAATAGGTGTTTTTGTTTTATTCTTGCTCCTATATTTACACCGTTATCCTTTAAATAATGCTTTACTGCATTAGGGTCTTTTGTGTTTAGAGTCTTTTGGAGTAGAGCCTCGAAAGGCATAAACTGAGAGTCCTCTACATAGTCTTTCCAGACTCCAGTGTCTTTATAAATTTGAAGTGCTGTTGAGTTGTCTCCAGATCTATATACTGCATTTGTTCTCCAGTATGATCCGTGATCCCTGAGACGATACCCAAGGTTTTCTAACACCTCTTTGTAATTCATTACGCTCTAAGATTGATTGGTATCTCTTCTGTCTCATTTGTATTAACCTCGACCCCTCCTCCATTGAAAGCATTTACAATATCTTGTAAATCTCCACACTCGGTAATCCTAAAGTTTTCTATATTTAAATTAATAAAATTCTGTTTTTTAGCTCCATCTGGCATTTCTACTGGATGGATTGCTCTAAGGGCATCTTTGCCAAGGTGTCTGCACTTTAGGTTGATTAGCTTGTGCGTTCCAAAGTTCGCTCCCTCTTCATGTATTTCATCTGCAACCTTTCTTCTAAGCAAGAAAAGATGAGAGCAAAATTGAGTAATTCCATCAGATAAAGATACAACGCTTTCATCATCAACTATTCCGCCTGCTCCTCTATTGTTGGTGATACCCAACCTGTTAGACTGAACAGAGGTAATCATTGAGACGCATGGTTTGCCGTCAAAAGATAAGTCTCTTTGGATGGTTTGTTTAAACTTGTGAACCATGTAGGAAACCTGTTGCCAACCGTCAACCTTGCCAATGCTACCAAAGTCGCTCTTAATATAGTCAAAGCTGAAAATCAAAGGATTACCTCTTCCTATCTTGGAGAAATAAAATCTTTTAAGAAGAGAACACATTTCATCTGGAGACAAACCAGCAACATTCTCGTAATAGAACTCCATGTCTTTAATTTTACCCCATGCCTCTCTAACCTTCGCCACAACCTGCTCTGGCGACAAATCTTTATATCCTGTAGTTCTCCATTTGCCTGTTTGTAGTAACCACACAGGGATTCCTGTCATAGCGGAACACTGCCTAAAGATAAGCTCTTCTTCGCTCATCTCTCCGTTGTCGAAGTGGAGCACAGGAACATTATGCTCGGCAGAAACTCTAGTGGTGTAGTCCATACAGAAGTTCGTTTTACCTACTCCTGATCTAGCCACAATAACTGATATGTTACCTGCAAGAAGCAAAGACCCATACATTTCATTAATTCTTTGGTGAGGTCCAAGCATCCCAAAATCCTCTACAGGGTTATTCCCCCTGTCTTCGACAAGCTCTTCCATCATGTCAAACAAATTGACTGGACCAGCTTCTGTCATCTCAAAATCTTTTATGTTTTTATTATACAGTTGATCAGACTGTTCAATAAGTTCTCCATACTTAAGATTAGGATCTGCATTCTTAACAAATGACGCGACCTTTTTGCAGCTTGTGTAGATCTCCCTACGGGCTGTATATTTTTTAAGCTCTTTGACAGAACTCAAGAAAATGTTTTCTGTGATTTTGTAGAAGGCTAATGAGAACACATATTCAGCAATGTCCACGCTGTCAGGAAAGGAAACTTTTAGTTGTTGTATCCTTTGGACAAGTATTGTCTCATCAATATTTTCTGCATTGTCTAATGCATTTTTTAATAATTTAAATATTGATACGTTTACCTTGGAATCCTCTGAATAAAAGTCACTCTCATTTATAAAGCTAGATATCTCCTCCCACTTGTGCTGATGTTGGAGGATGCCGCTTAAGACTTTCTTCTCTAAATCAAAGGAGTAGATCATATGGTGATATCGTCATCTTTTTTAGCCATTGCCATCTCTATTAATTTACCAAGAGCCATGTCAACGCAAGGATTTTCTGTTTTACTTGTCATACTAGGGCAACCCTCTTTGTTAACATAAAGTAAAATAAACCCTCTATTGCCGCCATTTACAGAGCCTGTAGAGTCATAAACCTTATCTAGTAGTGATTGAGGAATACCTCCAGTGCTCTCTTCTTCGTCTAATTTCATTTTAAAAGTTTTATTAAGTTTTTAGGATATTTCTTTGAATCTAAAACGTCAGACTCTAATACCCTAATAAGTTTTATATTATTAATATCACAAAAGTATTCTTTCTTCTCATCCCTCTGTAGTTGTTGCAGAAACTTCTGACGAGAATTAGAATGAAAAAACTGATTATATCTATAATGCTGATTGCCGTCCACTTCAATGGCTATCTTTTGAGTCGCGTTATAAAGATCAAGGGTCATTCTGGTTCCAGCGACAGGAAACTCTTCAAAAACCACATCTGCAAACCAATAAGGTTTGACTTGGTTTTTTACGTCTTTTTGAATCCCGCTTTTACAATCAGAGTCCCAGTCAATCAAATATTTGCTGACGTTTTTTATCTTTTTCTCTCGACCATTGGAGCACAAAAATATCATTGTTTAAGAATATTCTCTTTTACAAAGTCAACAAGAAGCGATGTGATTTTTTCATCTGACTCTAGAAACTCATACACTGCTTTGATTCCTTGGTAAGAATCTTTTGTTTCTATTTTATTATCGCTTAGGTAAGTTTTTACCTTGTCATCAAGCTTGATCCAAGCCCCCGATTTCTCTAAGTATCCCCACATTAAAAGCATGTCAACAACTTCTCTCTCAAGCCAAATAGACCTACCGTTTTTACGGCCATGCTTGATTGGATAAGTTACAATTTGCCCTGTCGCTTCATTGGTTGATTTTAGAATCATAACCTTTGCATTGTGGCCATAGATCTTGTTATCAGGAGTGATTTGTTCTGTTGGTTTTTCTAGAATCTTATCTCCTTTATTTTGCTTTTTAAATTGTAGAATCCAATCTGGGTAATGAAGGATAGCATTTCCACCACTACTGTCTGTTTGATTGTTTGGGTCTTGTTTGGCATACATGCTAGTGGTGATACTTGACCTGACTTGAGAAATCATAATGCACATGTGACCAAACTTACTCATGCCCAGACTCACTCTCTTCAGGAAATCAGAGGTCATCAAAGCTCCCCCTGCTACTTTTCTAGCATCAGAAGAACCCTTTTCTAAATCTTCTTTTGTAATTAACCCATCCATGCTGTCGATTACAATGCAGAACTTCTCTTTGTCTGGGTTGTTTTTTAGCAGACCTCTGAGAAAGTCAATCATAGTGTCCATGATGTGACACTCAAGAACTAAACATGTCCCTACATCCCAGTCTTCTGCTGAATGAACAAATTTAATACCTGCTCTATCTTTAATCTCTTGGCTGAGTCTTCCTTCAGCCATTACAAAAAGTCCCTTAGAATTTTCTACGGTTTTAAGCATGTTGTGCATAACATGCAAAGCTTCATTTGTTTTTCCTCCTTCGTTAGCTCCAATAAACCTGTGCAAACCTGACCCGAAACCACCTCCTAAAACGTGATCAAGAATCATAGACCCGCTAGACACTAGATATGGATCTGCCCCTTCCTCTAAATTGTAATGGTAATCTTTGTTTGATTTGAGGAATGCCTCTGTATAATCCTTTGATCCGCTTTTTTTCTTCATCTTAGTCATTTAAAAAATCTCTTAGTGTTCTCGTTTTCTTCTTTACAATATCTTCTCCAACTTTTACGCCCATGTCAACAAATTTATCCTTCTCTGGGGGTTTATAGTTAAATTCCTTGTATTTTTTGCTTAAATATTCTCTTCCATCTTTGGTTAAAAAATATTTAATAGTGCCTTTTAATTCAAAAGGAGGCTTAACCTTAGTTAGAAAATCGAGGTCGTTTTCAAACTGTGCAAAAATCTTTGTCACAGTAGACATTTCAAAAACGTAATTTGCTGGTTTTGAGCCGCCAAGCATACGTTTCAAAAAATCTTTTCTTTCTTTAAAGAAAGGTTTTGCTTGTTTTTTTGCTTTCGGCAAAAACTCATGACCGCAATCACAAACTTTGATTCGCGCTCCTAGCAGAGCGTTACAGGATGGGCATGACTTTTTACCTCTTGGCATACAGTCAGTATAACTGCATGTGGAGTTAAGTCAATAGCTCCATGTCATGTTTAACCATTTTATTCACTAGCTGAATAAAATTTGTTTTAGGTTTCCAGCCAAGCTCTTTTCTTGCTCTTTCTGAGTCACCCCAAAGCAGATCAACTTCTGCTGGGCGGTAGAACTTGGGATCAACTTCCATCAGCAAGTCGTCTGCGTGGTAATATTTTGCCTCTTCTCCATGTCCTTCCCACCTACAAATACTTCTATGAAAACCAGCGAAGTTAAAAGCCTCTTCAACAAACTCTTTTATAGTGTGTGTTTCATCTGAAGACAAAACATAATCATCAGGTTTTTTTCTTTTAATATAGGTCAGGTGTTCTTCTTGATTGAGCATTTTCCAAACACCATCTACAAAATCTTCTGCATCACTCCAGTCTCTTTTAGAGTCTATATTTCCTAATCTTAAAGGTTCGAAGTTTTCTTTTCGAGCAAACTCATTAGCAATGCGGGCTACATTTTGAGTAATCTTTCTAGTAACAAATTCTACCCCTCTTCTTGTTCCTTCGTGATTAAATAGCCATCCTTGAACAGCGTATAGGTTGTAAGAGTCTCTATATACCTTAACCAAGTGTCTTGCGGCACATTTAGAGGCTCCGTATGGGCTTCTAGGACGCAGTGGATGTTCTTCTGATTGAGGTTCTGTAATAACGTCCCCAAACTCCTCAGAGCTACCTGCATTGTAATATCTGCAATCTGGAACGTGTTTTCTTATAGCCTCTAACTGGTGAAGAACCGCCATGCAGTTAGTTTGCATGTGATTAACTGGCATTTGCCAACTTGTTCCTACAAATGAATTAGCAGCAAAGTTTATAAAGTAATCAGGTTTGTGTTCAGAAATCACCCTGTCAATGTTTTCAGCATCAGTAACATCTAAATCAATTAAAAAGAATCTTGGGTTATCTAAAAGGTGTTCTATGTTTTCATGATTTTTAACACTAAGTCTCCTTACACCGCCTATAATTGTATGCTCGGTATTGTTGATTAAGTAATCCACCATGTGGCTACCGTCTTGACCTGTTACTCCTGTTATAATTATTTTTTTCATTTATTTATAAATTTTATTTTTGGATCAAGAATTGCTTCAACTGAAGATACAATACAAGGATTTTTGTCATCTCCAAATTTTTGATATCCTTCTTCGTCGTGAAATATTATGGCAAAATCTTCCGTGTGATCAAGAACTTCTCCATATTGAAAAAATAAATTTGTCTGATATACTTGCCCTTCTCCGTAAGTTAACCTTAAATCCTTATCAAGAAAGGGTAGTTTACCGTGATCTGATATTATCCTTTTAAGTATTTCTTTAGAAGTTCCGTATATGGATACTGAAGCGTGTTTTCGATTATAACCGTCATAGTTTTGTGATACGGCGGCGACCATAGATGCATTATCTATAGAATAAAATTTTTCTTTATAAATTCTATCGAAGTTATTTTGACAAAAAATAAAGTCGTCTTCCGAAAATATAAAGAAATCAAAATCATCTATAAAAGTATCAACAGCATGAGAGTATGCCCCGTAAGAGATTCCTACATTCTCTCTTGAAAGAGTGACAAATTTAAATTTTTCTTTAAGAGGCAAAATCTCCTGTTCATAGACATCGGGAATATCTCCATTAACGACAAAGGTTATCTGGTCGAGGTCATGTTTTATCTTACATAAATACTCTACTTGTTTTTTTAAGAAAAAAAACTTATCAGTTTTCGTTTCTTTAATTTGCTTTCTCCTTTCTCCAAAGTAAAAAGCTTTTACGAGATTTATCTTCATTAAAATTTATTTAAAATTCTGGCTATTTTTGCTGCTTGACCTTCTTCTACCCACCATCCGACAGGAATATTTAGTAGCTTGGAATCAAATTCATTTAAATTTTTGAGACTTTCATCCCTGCCTCCAAAAACCGAATATTGATCGTTTCTGACATGAACTCTGTCAGAATCTATTCCGTTGTCAGCGAGATAAGATTTCAAGGTTTCTCTATCTTCTGTTAAAATAGAATAAATCCAACTAGAACTTACAGTATCGTCAGGTTTTCTCATTTTTGTAATCTTGGGATTAACAATATGCTTATCATAATAATTTCTGTTTCGGATATGAGTATCTATGATATACTTGATATTTCTAATATTTTCCAAGCCTATCACGGCATTAATATTATTCATATGATATTTATATCCTGACTCGACAATATCCTGATCCCATCGACTCTTCCCTTTATATTTTCTATCTAGCCCAAACCATCTTATTTTTCTCGCTCTTTCTGCATCTTCTTGGCTTTTACATGCAATCGCCCCTCCATCTCCGCAAGTTAGGTGTTTTATAGCTTGAAATGAAAAACACACAAAGTCTGAATGAGATCCTATTCTTTTACCTTTGTATGATGAGCCAAAGGCATGAGCCGCATCTTCAATAACTTTTATATTAAATTCTTTTGCTATATTGTTAATTTCATCAATCTCGACTGGTTGTCCAGCCCAGTGAACAGTCACGATTGCTTTTGTTTTATCTGTTATTTTGGACCTGATACTTTCGGGGCAAATATTGCCTGTCGTGATATCAACATCTGCAAAAACAAGCTTGGCTCCCATATTATAAAATGGCTCATTTGTAGCCATACAGGTCATTGCTGTAGTTATTACCTCATCTCCCTTTTCTATCCCAGATAAGATGCCAGCTAAATGTAAAGCAGAGGTTCCGCTATTTGTTAGTGATGTATTTTTGTTTCCTATGTATTCTGATATTTTTTCCTCAAAAGAGTCTGAATATTTTCCCTCGGTAAGACTTCCTTCTTTAAAAATTTCATAAAGTTTATGGGAAGCCGTGCAAGAAGCTACATATGGTTTAAATAAACGAATCATAATTTTTACTCTTCTAACCAATGCCTGTTTTCTAAAGTCCAGTCAACTGTTTTTTCTAAAGTTTTATTAAAGTCAACTGGAACTTTCCAGCCTAAATTCTCTAACTTATCTCCGTTCAATGCATACCTTAAGTCATGAGCGGGTCTTTTTGAGTGGTAGTCTGTCATCTCATATATGGCTTTTTCCCCCATAATTTTAGAAATTCTTTGAACAACTTCTAGATTCGATAATTCTTCGCATCCTGATATATTGTATCTTCCTATGGATGAATCATGGCTATCCAGAATTTCCTCTGTATTTTTCAATACAAAAATAAAAGCGTCAGCAACATTTCTGGCATGAATATAAAATCTACTTCCAGCTTTTTTCCTGTCTGGGTAACAGTGGATATGTATTTTTTCTTTATTTAAAATTGATTTAATTACCTTGGGTATGAATTTTTCAGCGTGTTGCCTTTCTCCTATAATGTTCATTGTGTTTGTAATGACAATAGGGATACCATATGTGTTACAATATGATTCACAAATGCTCTCGCTCGCAGCTTTTGAGGCTGAATAAGGGTTGCCACAATTAAATCTGTCTCCCTCTTTATAAGCAAATCCTTCTGGCGCGTTGCCAAAAACTTCGTCTGTAGAAAAATACATAAACTTTTCTAAGTTCTCGCAATGCAATCTGGCGAATTCTAACAAATTTAAAGTAGAATCTACGTTATTTTTGGTGAAGTCTTTTGGATTTGAAATAGAATTTTCTACATGTGACTCAGCGGCAATGTGTAAAATGTAATTTGTATCTTTTAATTCTTTTACTAAGCCATAAGGTATTTTTGAACACAAATCAAAAGTGAACATTTTTAATCTAGGATTACTTAAGGCCGCAGTTTCTTGGAGTCTAGATAACCCAAAAGAAGCATAGCTTAACTTATCAATACAATAAATGTCCCAATTGGTTTTTCTTAAAACATGATCAATAACGTGATGTCCCACGAACCCGCACCCTCCTGTTATAATAACTTTTTTATTCATCTCGATGTATTTCTAATATTATATTATCTAAATAAGAACCATTTTTAAACACATGGTTTTTCATTAGCCCTACATTTTTAAAGCCTACTGAGTTCATAACATGTATTGATTTTTTGTTATTGCTTAACGCAGTGCCATAAATTTTATTTACATTTAAATTGTTAAAGCTGTAGTCGATACACTCTTTAAGAAATTTTTTTCCTAACGACCTTCCTCTATGTTCTTTTTTTAGATAATATGTAAAATCATGATGTCTAGATATGTTATCTATACTTTTTATAAAGTAGAATCCTAAAATTTTTTCTCCATCGCACCATTTAAGCATTATGTTATCACTGCTCATAGATTCAAACCATTTGGATTGATCTAATAGGTTTGAGCAAAAGAAGCCATTCATGAATTCTGCGCTTTCATATTTTAAATCTTGTAGTTCTTTTAAATCTTCTTCTTCTAATTTTCTAAAATTCATTTTATCCAATAATCTCCTAAAACCATTTTTGTATTTGCAGATAAAGTTGTTTTTGAAGTATTTTCAAACATGCTTTCCAAACTAATTCTAAAGTCCATGCTCATTCTTGTTTTATTAGAAGAATTAATTTCGTTTCCATGCTCTAAATTAGCGCCATCAAAAAACAATAATTCTCCATACTTTAATAGATATGGTTTAAAATCCTTCTTGCCTTTTTCGCTTTCAATAATAATAGAATTTTCTTTGTTTGTGTCTGTAAATGGTAGCCAAAAATTCCTTTCAAAGCAACCATGATTGAAGTCAGAATCTCTGTGATAAGGCACTGCTCTGTTGTTTGGTATGTTGCACCTAAAGGTTGGTCTTGCTTGAAATACAATATCCTCTTTAAATAAAGGCTTGATAAAAGATCTAACAAAATCATGAAAAACAGGAATTAGTTTTTCTTCAAATTTTGAATAAAAGAGTCTGTGATGATCTGTGTCTTGATCATTTTTTTCATCAGCCAAAGCTATTTCTGTTTTAATGGTTTTATGAAACTCATTTAAAGGGCTGTGACCGAGAATATCTTCAACAATTTCTTTAAATGGAAACTGATTAGTATCATAATTGGTAATTTTTATTTTATCAATATTCATTCTAAGAAGAATTTTTTTCTTTAAAATTCCAAAAGCTAAATATTTTTTTCTGAATTTTTCTTCTAGCTTGAGTTGTTTTGCGATGATTCCTACAAGCATATTTAACATGCTCCTTATTAAATATATTTTCTTTAACTCTTTTTTTAGAAGCAGGACTTATTTCATGTATCCCAAAGCTTTTATAAAAATCTCTGTCGGTATAAGCAAGATGTTCTGTGCAAAACAGAGAAGCTACTTCAAACGGAGCAAACTTTACGCCTCTTTTTTCTAATTCTTCTCTTAATAGATAACAAGAGATAATATCTTCTGGTTCATTAGGGTTTCCCAATGATTTGAGATAGTTCCTAGATTGCAAATATACATTTTTAAATTCGGTGCAAAATTTCTTAGATCTTAGAGAAAATCCCCCATTACCAGAACAAATTTGATGTTGATATCCTCCAGCGTCAAAAGGAGCACCAACATAATCATACCTTAAAAATATATCAGTCCAAGAGTCGGGGTTAGCAATAAAGCCATCGCAATGAAAATTTAACATGAATTCAGAATCAAACATTTCTGGATAATATAGAATCACAAATTCTGAGAAATCCTCATAAGCTATTTCTGGTATTTGTATGTATTCAACATTGTTGTAAAAGGTTGATGGAGCTTTGTGAGTAAATACTCTTCTTTTCGCAAAATCAAGAATTGCATTATCCGCATTGGCTAGTCTAGATATAGAATCTATATCGGAATTTTTTTTCTTACCAAGATCATTTCCGTAAACACTTAGATATGTTACATCATTTATTGTCATGATATTCTTCGTATAAGTTGATAATGTTCTTGGCTATACTAAATTTAGAAAACTTATGTTGTATATAAGAAGACCACTCGTCTAGTATTACTGATTGATAATGAGTGAAGTGGTTAAGTAAGCCATTATATGTCTTTGTCACGGACTCAATATTGGGTTCTGCTATACAAAAATCTGGACAGAGCTTTGAATTAGGATTGTCACTGCAAACAAGAGGAATGGCTCCGCATACCATCGCCTCCAAAGCTGGCAGACCCAGCCCCTCAAACTTAGTAGGCAGAGCTACTATTTTTGCCGCATTGTAGAGTTGATTTAAAGATACATCATTAACTAAACCTAGATAATTATCTTGAACTTTTGCTCCTGCAATTGGTCCAACAATTATTTTTTCTATGTTATTTAGCAACTCAAACCTTTTGTTTGGGTCATTCGCCCTGCCAACATATAGACAATCTATAGTTTTTTCTACAAAAGGATCATAAAACACATCTTTTATTGGATTCCATATGTTGTGAGATTCTACACCTATGTCTGATAGTTGTTGTCTAACAGGTTCGCTAATACAGGTAACTATATTTGCTAGCGATAACTGGTCTTTTAGTTTATCAATCGGGAAATTTGAGTTATGGGGCGGTATGTCCAAAACATTCAATATTTTGAAGTCACTTTTGGGTAGATAGTTTTCTCCCTCATAAATAGCAGAGTCTCCATGCTCAGAATCTTTTGCTCCAAAATCAAAATTGTTAGCATAAATAAAATCATAGTTGTCTCCAGAAACAACTTCGTGTCCCAGCCCTTTAAAACCCTGCTCTATGCGAGGGACTTGACACCAATATTCTTTAGCTCCATATAGTTTTACTTTATACATTTTACTTTTGGAATGGGTATGTTGTGTTTTTTGTGGAAAGATTCATCAAACTCTAAACAGTGTTTTTCGTGATTCCATTTGTAGCTACAATGTCCGAAATGTTTATGTTGATATTCTACTTTTCTTTTCCCTATTCTATCATTAAACCAAGTATAGTGAGGTATATATGCGACTTCTTTTGGTATAACTTCTAGCTCTTCTATTCCCTCGTAAGAAATCATGCTGCCTTTATCTTCTCCTTCACTATAGCAAATATCATTATCCCAATAGAATCCCTCTAAGGAAAGCTTGTCTTTAATATTTGTTTTGAAAATTCTTGGAGGGCAGAAGGGTTCTTCTAGATAGTGATCTAAATCAAAGACATGGTTCTTTAGTGATATTTTAAATAAATTTTTATTACTTGATTCTACATATTCTTCAATTTTCCCAATGTCTTCTTCCGTGTAGAATTCATCAGAGTCAACCAACCATATATAGTCTAAATCATATTTCTTTAAATAAAATAAAGCATTGTTTCTAGCTTCTGCTTCTGAAACATACTGAGGTGCATCCACTAAATATTTTAGCCTCCTTTGTTCAACCAATTCTCTAAGTATATCTGTGGTGTGATCATGGAGGCAATCTATGCCCTTATATTCTTTGAATGGCACAGATACAGCCGAAACGATATGGTTATCTCGTTTTAAAAATGGCTCAATAGATTTTAAAACGTAGTCTTCTGTGTTATAGCCACAATATATTATGCCATATTTTTTCATAGGCTTGGCCACAAAGGTTTAGGTAGAGAGTGGGGTCTCTTATTAGGGTCTTCTTTATCAAAGGTTTCTTTTCTTATTTGTTTCTCTTTATCTTTAGTCCTTAATTTCCACATATCAGTCCAAAAGTTTTTGTTTATTTTATTTCTTCTATCTATATTTAGATAGCCGAGATGTATAATCTTTGGGTTTTCATATGTAAAATCGACAAAGCCTATAGATGGAAGAAGATCTCCATTGTCGTTTATTAGCTCGCATGTATCACTTTTTGTATCATCTATGCTCCCATCTTCTTTTATTCCAAAATTAACTGGCCCTCTGTTAGACCCTTGTTTTTTGTGCATATACCATTTTCTACCAATATTGCTGTAATGATCTAAATCTGCATAAAGATCAATAACAGGAAGTAATATGCTGGCACTAATATCAGATTTTCTTAAAATGTTTTCTATTTCTATAAATATTTCTTTTTTTCCAGAAAGTCTTTCATCAAAATCTGCCTGTATAACAATATCGTGGCTACAATTTTTTAAACTAAGGTCTTTTAATCCTCCTACCCAATACCCGTCTTTTTTAATGTCTACATCAGAAGATACAATCTTAACCTTATCTGCGAATGGACCACTGTTGACTTCATTTTGTATTTCTTCAAGTTGATTTTCTAGTGTGCTAATAACAACTTCGTCTGTATAAAAAAGCCAATTAGATAAAGCTTCATTGATTGTAAAATCAAAGTTTTGTAGATTAAATATAGTTGTATATAGAGATATCATTTTAAGAAATCAATTGGTTTGAACTTGGAAAAATCGTGTTTGTCTATAATTCCCTCTGTTTCCCCTCTGATTTTTAGTCTATACCAATCGTTTAAAAACTTTTCAAAGTTAATGCACTCTTTCATAGTGTCGTCTAAGTGGTCTTCTAAACATTCTTTTACAGAATCATAATCATATGGATGAAAGCCTTGCGAATATATAGCTTGGAAAAATTTCATCCTGTTTTCATATCTTTTTTTAACCAACAGGACATCGTTTTCGAAGCCGAGAAATAAATGATTTGTGTTTGGAAATAAATAATATTTAAAATTGTGTTCAACAAAATAAAAGGGATCTTGTCTTTTTTCTGATCTTACATTTTTTTGAAAAGACTTATCCCAAATTTTAAGATTAGTTAATTCTACGGTATTTTGTGTTCCAAGTATTGCTTCATGAGGATTTCCCTTGAACTCCATAGTTTCATTATACCTAAACATAAATCTTTTATCTTTTAGATAGGCTCCATCTATTTGATTGTTTTCAAAGTAACGCACTAGATCCCTTAGTTGTTTTGTCAAATCTGGTGAGAGTCTCTCAAGGGTATCTATTGTTACAAACCAGTCGCCTGATTTTATTGGACCTTGAAACAAAGATTGGTTGCGACTAAAATCTGTCCTATTACACCATTTGCTATAAATAATTTCACCCTCTCCTTTCACACTTTCAAGATAATCTGCTCCTTCGTCTTTCGGATAATGAAATGTCCATACAAGACCATCAAAATCATCTTTAATTGGTTCTATCAATTCTTCAAGGTCTTCTTTATGACCTTCTGTTGTGATTCCTATAAGCCAAAGTCTCATCCTATTGTTTTTGAAAATGCTTTGTTAGTATTAAAAAATGAAAACGGTGTTTTCGATTTTGTTCTTTTTTTTAAAATCCCTCCCGATACAATTTCACAATGATAAACATCAAGTTTATCTAAATGATTCTGGGCTTCTTTCCAGCTATCAATAATTATTTCTGTTCTATTTATGTTTGGTTGAAAGGTGAACGTAGGTCCATTTTCGGTGGAAATAATAGATTGTGTAAATATATAATCATCTTCTATTAAGAAGTCTGAATTTGGCTCGCCAAAGTCTTCGGCCCTGTTGAATCTAACACATAACGTATCTGGGTTGTTTTCTAAGAAATCGATAGACTTCTTTATAGCATCTGATAGCTCAATCCCCGAGGTTTGTAACAACTCATCGTCTTCTACCCAAAAAGAATATTTTTCTTTTTTAATTTCGGGATCTAAATATGCTTTATAAATATCTTTAAAATATCCAGCAGAATGACTTAAGTGGTTTTCTGAATGGTGAACAATATTTTCTATTGTTTCTAAAACTCTAATATCTCTCTCCTTACAAAAGTTTTTAATTTCTTCTGCTATTTCTTCCTCTCCTTCTCTTGTTTTTAGATGTAGGAGTCTATTTTTAAATATATTTTTATCAACCTTATCATAAAGGTTGTTTATACAATCTTTATAGGTGTGCCTTCCAGCGTGACCCATAGTCGTGCAAAAAATAATTAAATTAAGAGAAAGTGGATTCATAGATTCTTTTCCTCAAGTTTGATGATGAAAAACAATGATCTCTAGTATTATAGATTATCTTGTGTCTTTTTCCATCCAATTCATTGCCAGTAAAATTCTTGCCTTTCCAGTCTGCGCCAATAAATCTAACATCTATATCAGTAGACAATAGTATTTCTAGTAAATCATCCTCTGTCTCATAGGGTATGATTTCGTTTACAAATTTTGTTGCTTTTAATTGTATATATCTCTCCACTAGAGACTGAACTGGACTGTTTTTATGAGATCTTTCTTTGCTGGGATCTACATGCAATCCAGTTATTAAAAAATCACACTTAGAGGCACATTCTTCAAGCATTAGAATGTGACCAGCGTGTAGCAAATCAAATGCGCCACAAGTAAACCCTATTTTTTTAGACATAAAAACCTCTGGGCCTTAGTATCAGACCCAGAGGTCTACTATGACCTCAAGGAAATAAATCCTCGACCTGTCCTATTGTAGAATTCGTTGTCGGGTTTGTCAACTAATCCTCAATAATCTCTTCACTGATGCGCCCAAGTATATAGGCAAGTGTCTCATCGGTGTCAAAATCGGGGGGTGGATTCTCGATCTCCTCGTCAGTTATGGTGTTTAGGTCAGTCATAGTATGACTGTCTACACCAAAGTTTTTGAAAAGGGAATTAACCCTCGCAAGAAGAACAATTTAATATAGATCTAGCTAATTCTTGACTAGGATTCGCACTTCTTTGGTAATAAAAACTCTTTACTCCTTGTTCCCAGCCGAAAATAAGAAGTTCACTTACTTGTTTAGGTGGGCATTTGGGGGAAATCATCACATTCAAGCTCTGTCCCTGATCAATATATTTTTGTCTTTGCGCCGCCTGTATCACTATTTCTTTCTGAGAAATCTCTCCAAAAGTTTTAAATACGTCTTTTTCGTGATCTGAAAGAAAATCTAGGTGCTGGACCGATCCTCCTTTTACTAAAATCGACTTCCAAGTGGTCGCATTATTTTTACCCTTCTCTTCAAGAAGTTTTTCTAGGTGAGGGTTTTTATATGTAAATTTGCCTTTGGCTAAATCCTTGGTAAAATAATTACTATTTAATGGTTCAATAGATGGAGAAACTTGACCAAGAATAAATGAACTAGATGTAGTGGGTGCAATAGCCATAGTGGTCATATTGCGTCTTCCATAACCACGGAGATGTTCTGGCTCTCCAAACTCCTCTGCTAGTTTTGAGGTGGCTCTGTCGCAACGCTCTCTTATAATGTTGTGGATTTCTGCGTTTAAAAATTGTGCTTCCAAGCCCTCAAATGCAATGCTCTTAGATTGCAGTAATGAATGCCAGCCTAAAACACCGAGACCTAATGCTCTTTGTCTTTTGGCAAAGTTGTGACAAGACTTCATAAAGGGAATATTTTCTGTTTTGTAGATATATTCCTCCATAACTGCATCAAGAAACCAAACAAGTGTTTCTACAGCATCGGTCTCTTTAATCTCGTCCCATCTAAGCAAGTTTAGAGAAGATAAACAACACACAAAGGATTCATCTTCTGATGAGTGGAGTGCGATCTCACTGCAAAGATTAGAAGCGTGAATCTTAAGCTTTTTATCTTTATATGCTTGAGGTGCATTGTTGTTGGCGTTGTCCGTAAAGAAAATGTAGGGATAACCTGTTTCAAATCTTTTCTTTATGACATTGGCCCAAACTTTTCTTTTGTCTTTATCTCCCTCAACCATTGACTGCATCCACTTGTCGTCAATGCAAACAGCAAAGGACATTTCTTGAATGGGGTTCCCTTCACTTCTTATTCTTAAGAATTCATCTATGTCAGGATGATCAATTGGAAGGTAAGCTGCAAAAGATCCTCTTCTTACATGACCTTGAGATACAATCGCGGCAACTTTATCATACAATTCCATAAAGTATACTGCTCCAGCAGAAACTCCACCAACACTAATAGGCACACCTCTTCCCCTTAAATCACCAAAGTAGCCAGATGTTCCTGAGCCGTGCTTGGTTTGCATTCCAACTTCTGCTTGTTTGCGAAGAATGGAATCCATTTTATCATCAATGTATACGCCATTACAAGATATAGGAAGACCTCTGTCTTTGCCAAAATTGGACCACACTGGACTCGCGAGAGAGTAGAACCCCCTCTTCATATAATCTTCAAACTTGTCTGCGAATCCGCTTTGTCTGAGATATTTCTCAGCAGCCTCCGCAATAGCCCTTATTCTTTTTTTAGGACTCTCTCCTTTTTGTAAGTAGCCCCTTTCAAGGAACTGTTTTGAATCTTCGTTTAACCAATAATAATCTTTCATTAGAATAAATCCTCTGCATCAAATGTTTGCGAATTTTTCGCGTATTCAACAGGTCGAGTGTGGAAAAAATCTGTAGCGTTATTGCCAAGCAGTTCTTCCTCAAACCAAATTGTATTCACTAAAAGAGTCTTGTCAACATCAAAAGCTTTAGGAAACCCAATTTGTTCTAATGATTCGTTAATTCTGTTTTTTATAAATTCTTTTAAAATCGGCGCTGTTAACCCCTTTTC